TTTTGGGGGGGGGGGGGGGAGGAAAAGTCGATTTACTGGGGTCCGGACCCAAGCTCAAGAGGAACCCTCATGAAATCGGGCTCAATCGTGCTCTGGTTCCAAGGTCCAACACTCATCTGCGGGTTGGGGGGCTCCGAGCGAATTTGAAGATTCGCGTTCCTGAGAGTCTGTCCAACAGTGTCAATACCGATGTGGTACCCAGCCTTCAACAGGTTCATGTTGGCGAGCTCTCCCTTGCCCGCAGGATTCAGTTGCGCCCACTGGCTGTTGGTGTCAAGAGGCAAAAGGTTCTCGGGGTTCTGGCTCAGATTGCCCTGCGCGCACGAGGCAATGTTGGTGGGAACGGTGGTCTGTATACCGTTAACCGCGCTGAAGACCTCATTGTGCCCTAAACTCTCAGAAGGAGTAACGCTCGCAGACATCTGCGCATTAGTATCCTTGTACTGCGGCTGCATTGTTTCATTCGATTCGTACCCCGACATACCCTTGGAAGATAGGTAACCCGCAAACAAAGTAACTCCATACGCAACAATTAGTAAAACTATAATAGCTCCAATACCATAGTCATTCCATAGCTTTTTAAAAGAGAGGTTCATTATATAAAATTGTTGATAAAATAATTTTTAGAAACCTATTTAATTGTTGAATCATCTAAAGTTAGAATCCATCCAATTCACTTTCAGAAGTCTCTTCGATTTCGGCGTCAAATTCACTATCACTGTCATTTAAAATATCTAACATATGTGATTTCTTAATCTTCTTCGCTTCCAAATAAGCCATGATTGCATTTTGTTTTGCTTGTTTGGCTTTAATCCGGGCTTTCCTATATAAGTCATAATACACCTCGTTCGGTTTTTTCAGCGTAATTGTTTCTAAACTATCCGCTGAATTTACATTCACCACAACCTCACTCAATTCGCTAGTATTTTCAATGTTCAAGTCTTCAAAATCAAGCTTAATGCTTTCTTCACTGTCGTCGGCCTTATAATTGTCGTCAACATCATCCTCGTTGTCATCGTAGTTGTAGTTGTCGTTGTCGTTGTCGTTGTCCTTGTCCTTGTCCTTGTCCTTGTCGTTGTCTTTTTCTTTTTCCTTTTCCTTATCCTTGTAGTCGTCCTTGAGATTGGTGTCCTCCTCCAAAGCACTAGGAGAAGAAGCGACATCGTGTTTATTCTGGATTGGCTCATCGATGTTCAAATTTGTTTCTAAAGATTCGGAGCTAGTTTGAAGAAGGGGGGAAGTTGAAGAATGAGGAAGTGGCGGAGTTGGTTGAGGATAAATGATAGTCTTGTCTGTTTTTATCAAACAATCGTTGAATATCTGCTCACTGTCAATAATCATAAGTTGCTTCAATTCGATTTCTACGTGGAAGTTCCTAGGTGTGAATTTGATTCCTTGAATTTCCAAAATAGAAATAACACTTGTATTTGTTTTTATATCTGCTACCGTCATGGATACACTATTTTCATTATAAATTTTAACAGATGGCTCGTTCGTGGCAGTGTTTTTGACATAAGAGCGAATCAAATAATATTTGCCTGATTTGTACACCCTGATAAGGTTGGTGAATGCATTGTCAATGTCGTTTTTCTCGAGTGTGTTCTGAAACCACGATTCGCTCTTGTCGAACAACAGGGACTGACACTTTTCTTCTAAATGCTCGAACCAGTTTATTAAGGTTTCAGAGCTGTTATCGAACATGAGGTCGCAATAATGTTGTTTTTTGCCAAACTTGACAAATCCTTGCCTGACCAGACTTTTGGTGGTTTGTATGTAGAGTGGTTTGCCGCCATATAACAATTTAGTAAAATATGCGCCTCCTTGAATACTAGAAGGATGCGCTAAAGATAATTTTGAAAAATCGAACGATTCGTTTGGCTCCACAATGTTATCCATTTTTACAGTGTTCTATAGAACTTTTTAAATCTATTAACACGCACAGATATAAATTTAATTTTGTGTATTAATTATAATTATAACTTATGAAGGAAACAATTGTACAACAGTGCATGGATATATTAAAAAGGGACGACGTAAGGAATGAATTGAAATTAGTATTTAGGCCAATAGTAGATTTTATCTTGTACGAAATCCAACCGTATATTTACGTTATGATGATATTGGTATTTTTGATATTTGTAATGATTTTAGCAATATTGCTAATTCTGCTGCGTAACAAACAATTATTGACGAAAATAATCTGAAATCGAATTTTTTATTCTCACTAATCTATATAATATGGCCGGAACTAAAAATAGGAGTAGGAGCAGGAGTAGGAGTAGGAGCAGGAGTAGGAGTAGGAGCAGGCAAGGTGGTGGGTCTCTGAGCCCCGCCTCTTACAGCGACGCTCAAAGTTATGTCGGTGGATTGTACGGCTCTACCCCGGAGCAACAATTCCAAAACACGTTTGCCATCAAGGGTGGCGATGATTCTGCCGGGTCGTCCAACGCAATTAAGCCTCTTCAGGGCGGAGGGCGCAGGCGCAAAAGGGGTGGGTTCCTCGAATTAGGTGCTCTCGTCAACGAAGCAGCTGTTCCACTTACCATTCTCACAGCGCAACAAACTTATGGTAAAAGGAAGTATCGTGGTGGCAAGAAGGGCACCAAAAAGGGTGGGTTTCTTGGATTAGGCGCTGTTATCAATCAAGCAGCTGTTCCGTTTAGCATTCTCGGAATGCAACAATCGTACAAAAAGCAGCGTGGTGGTAGGCAGAGGTCTAGGGCGAGGTCTAGGTCTAGGTCCAGGTCCAGGTCTAGGTCTAGGTCTAGGTCCAGGGCTTAAATGGAATAGTATCTAATTGATTATTTTGTTATTTTGATATAATAACAAAATGAGCTTCGAAAATCAGATTCAGAAATGGGTTTCGATTGACAACCAGTTGAAGATAGCCAATGAGAGAACAAGGGAGCTGAGAGAGCAGCGTGCAGCATTATCTGATTCTATCACAAAATACGCATCGGAGAATAACTTATCCAATGCAACTGTTAAGATAGGCGATGGGCGATTAAAATTCACAAAGACAAATGTAACCGAGCCGCTGACATTCAAATATTTAGAGAAAACTTTAGGCGAAATTATCAAAAGCGAAGCACAAGTGAAGTTGATTATTGAACGCATTAAGCAACAACGCTCTGTGAAAATCGTGCAAGAAATTAAGCGGTTTTCCAATGAATAATTATTATACGCCTATATTTATATGAGCTATATAGGAGGCAACGAATTAATTTTAAACACAGATGCAAACGGTGTAATTACTGGCGGTGGTTTTGACATAAGCTCTATAGCGTCAAGCCTTGGCATTGCAACATTCAACACGGTTCAATCGGGCGGCTCGTTGAATTCGGTTGGCGATTTGTTCAGAGGGGGAATCGTTGTACCTTGCGGACTACTCTATCAACGGGGTGGGGGTGAAAATCACCGTCTTCGTCAACATGAAGTCGACAGCGAAGATGACGACAGTGAAGACGACGTAATAGAAGACTCGCTGCACGACAAACTGCTTGAATTGGCTAACCCAATACAAAAAAGTAAAAAGGGGACCAGAAGAAAAGGAATAAAAGGAAATATTGGGAAAACAAAAAGACTTACGAAACGCAGATAAATACAAGTCGTGTATATTAACATATATTATGATTTTTAGAACACAGGACCCATACGATTTGGCTTCTTATTGTCAATCTAATAAAGATAATAAGAAACCGTCAAAGCTTGTTAAGCTCGAATCAAACGAGTGTTTCATTTGCCTGCAGGAAAAGCAAGATGATGGTGGTTTATCTATCCGTTTGAATACTCAAACGAGTTTCGCAATTTTTTGTGATTGTGATGGATGGGTTCACACCCAGTGTCTTGTGAAGTGGTATGAAATCAATAACAATTGTCCGATTTGTAGATATAAAATGTCCGACAAGAAAAAACGTCTTTACAATATATTAGTTCGTCGTAGTATTTATTGGGTTGTTTTGATATTATGTTTGCTTTATCTTTACAATTCAATTTATAATTCAGTTTATTATCGACATCAATTATAGCTGTTTCTCCTTATCCTTATCGTCGCTCTCATTCTCATTTTCACCATCGTCTCCGCCACCGTCTTCATAGCTGAAAACAATATACCAACATTTCTGCCGGGGGAACTTACCTTTGTTCGTCTCAATAGCTGCCCGAATCTCAACCTCCTCTTTACCCTGGCCCTTCAAGTACCATTTGCCCTTTCCATCCTTAATTATGATAGGACACTTGTGAGTAATTGCCAAATCAATCATGTTCCCAAGTGTATTTGTTTTTGCGAACCCAAGCGGTTCGACATTGTTGGTACCGCGAAATACATCGCACTGGCTGTACATAGTAATTGTTTCCATATTGTAATATGTCGTTGTCGTCGTCGTCGTCTGTATTGTATTTATTAATAACGCAATGAGTTTATATTCATTTTTTTTTATAAGCTCTTATACCACACTCCACATGCAAACGCCACACTCCAAACTCCAAACTCTCACGCGCTCCAATTTTTCGAGTTGAATGGTGACAATACAATGCCATCAATCTTGGTCTTCCAGTAATCAACCTTTTTCTGGAACTCAATTTGTTCATTTGTCACTGGAATAGGAGACGCATTCTCCATCATTTGTGCCTCCGTTGGTTGAATCTTTGGTTTTTTTCCGTAACAGTTGACACCAAACTGGGCATTTGCGTTCTCAATGTATCCTCCGTTGACGCCAGGTCTTCCACAATCGTGTTCGTGGCCTTTGATAGTCTGCAATTTGTTGTACGTGCTTTCCTGCGTCGGAAAGAGCGCCATTTGTCCCTCCGACCAGCCGTACTTGCACCATTCACCTCCATTGTTGTAAGAGTTCTCTACTTCGTCATAGGTGGCTAATCGCGATTCATATGCTTTGCATATCGCCTTAGCGTCTTCATATGTGTATTTATTGTCAGCCACATTGAACACTTGTTTTTTCAAAAGAATGTCCTCTATTACATTCTCTAGTTGCTGTTGATTCGATACAATTGGTTGTTTTATTCCATTCGCCAAGTTGTAAAGAAACTCGAATAAATTGACATCCATGAAATACTCAACTAGATAAGCAAGAATAATAATCAGCAAAATAATAACCACTACGAAACCTAGTATATTCCGACCAGCATTGGAACCTGAATTATCAGATTCGCCTAAAGATGCAAACAGCAATATGTACGCTACAATGAGAAGGAATATAAATACGAATAACATGGGATTTAACGTATGTTGGTTTTGTTTTGCGTTTTGTTTTGTATTCTGTTTCGCGTTTTGTTTTGTATTCTGTTTTGTATTCTCTTTTGTCTTCTGTTTTGTTTTGTTTTGTTCTTCCATCTTTTACTATTATATATTATACTAGTAAAAGTAAATTTAATTTTCTTAAATATTCACAAAGGGACTAAAGTTCAAATCAATGTCAGGGTTACTTGAGTCGTTGGGGAAATCAACGTTTGGAATTGGCAGAGGCGAAGCGTTCAACGGGGGCTCGGAACTAAAGTAATTTTTGTTTACGTACGTCAGCTCAATGACATTCGGTATTTTGTTTGTCTCTCCTCCATTGTTGTTTCCGTGCGCGTGCACAATGTAGTGGGTCCTCGAGAGCTTCTCCAGGCACTTGATTTTGTCCACGACGCCACAACCAAACGACTCGTTAGTAATTCCGTGAAACTCAATAACGATTTGTTTGAACCGGTTCAATTTGCTCTCATCCAGCGATGTTATCCAGGGATATTCGCCACCCTCGATATCAATCTTCAGGAAAATGTTATTGTACTTTTCGGTGAACTGACTCAGGTTCGTGTTATTGCCGTCATTAAAGTATCCTATATTTTTGCGAACAAATGATATGTTGGTCGTAAATTGGTGCGGATACGAATTGATAGTTCCGTCGAACCCATAACTATTTGTTTCGTTCATTTGGTACTTGCTAATAAAGTCACGAGAGAAACTCTCCTCGTTTGCAATTCCTGCTGAAATATAACAATCATATCTTCCATCTAGTTCAGCCAACACATACCCTCCATCATACATTGCGCCAAGTCTCAGCTTTTTATCATAGGCGTATACCTTCAATACTTCGTGTAATGTTGTCATTATATTATAATAATCTGCAATACTTATTATTTACGAATGTCAACGAATTGCGGTTTCTTTTCTTTGGATATGTATATATGACAATAACCACCAAATCGGATTATGATGCCGCAAAAACGAAATACGATACAATGTACCGGGAGTTTAATGCACTCTATAACGAAATTGTATCTAAACCTTGTGGGATATACAAGTCGGATAGCAAAGGTTTAGATAAAAAATGCCTGGATGAAGTTTGGAAACAATCTGGGTGCACTGCTCCGTCTCCATACACTAGAAAGGCGCAACAAAACATGACATTGTATGGTGTCGTGAGCGATGCGTACAATTGGGCAACAAATACCGATGCCGAACACCGTACCAAATGTTATGGAACTGCAACTACTGGATTTCGCACTAAAGCCAAAGATTTCAATGTAAATAACTTCAAAATGACAAATGAAATTGGAAAAGGATTTGTTAAAGACGGAGTTGGAATCGATTCTGAATCTGCAGAGGATTGTGCGAACTCGTGTTTGCCGGGTTCAGGATGTATTAGCGCGACTTATAATTCTACACAAAAAAAATGTTGGTCGAATGTCGGGTCTTACTCTGCCTGGAAAGACCCCGTCGCGTCAGATGCTGATGACACTGCTATTTATTACAAGGGATTTCAGTTGTTGAACAAGTTGGATTCGCTGCACAACGACATGTTGAATTATGAAGCGAACACGAAAAATGATTCACCAAAACAGAAACATAATTATTCGAGTTCAGACATGGATAAAGGTGGATATGATAGTGATGATGAGATTATGATAATGAACGACATTAGATATGCGAAACTAGAAAATAAAATTAACAAAATAGAGAATGACCGTGTGAATACACAGAAATTACTGAAGCAGTATCGTGCTGATTTGATGGCAAAGACAACGGCTCCAGCGGCCCCAGCGTCTCCAGCGGCCCCAGCTTCTCCCGTCACTCCAGTCACTCCAGTCACTCCAGCTTCGTCGTCACCGTCAATATTGAGTACGCAATTAACAGATGATAACAAACGCGTATTGATTTATCTGCTGATAGGAATAATCTCTCTGATTGCCGTTTATATATTGTATAAGTTGGTTTGCATGATGAAATCAATGTTTTCCTCGTCTTCGTCATCGTCTTCCGACGCTTATTACCCCACAAACCAAGAAGGCGGAAGAAAGATGTTCAAAAGCATGCAGCGAAAAGGTATGAAATTTTTAAATGGCTGGATTAAAAAATAAACATATGTAAATGGATGAAGACGACATTCTATTTTTGTTCTTGTATATTTGTGTTTTTTTAGCATTTTATTCCCTAACTAGTTTGTCGTTTGATATATTTAACCGATTGATTGATTGATAATTCGTTGTTTTTGCAACGAATTATATTACTTATTACCGACACAAATATTACTTTTTCCTGTAAAACAAACAGTATGCCTTTGGTGAAATTATACTAGCAACAATGGGTACTTCTGAAACCGAGGTGTCATTGCAAAGATACCACTTGCCATTTGCATTTTTTACATATGAGGTGTAGTGTCCGCCAAGTGCACCACCGCTGTGATTACAGACACCGTACAACTCATACACGTAGCTGTTTTTCTTGTAACCAATCACATAATCAGAGAGGTTTAGATTATCCAGCGGGAAGGTCACCAATATTTGGTTTTTTTGATTTCTAGCGTTGAACCGCTTCAAGTCGATTGCAAGTATATTCGGAAGACTCCAAAACGATATTTTCTTGCGGATGTTCTGTTTTAGTTTCGTCTCTTCATTGTACCACGCATTGTCTCCTTCCAAGATTTCACCTTCCACATACAAATCGAAACAATCGCGAAGCGACGGGTTCTTATTGTTTGGCGGAATCGGCAAGTCAACCATGAAAAAAGGTTCAGGTGTTTGTTGTAGTATTTGACCAGTTTCCAATGAGATTATTTCAGAGACGTGAACCGCATAGAACATGTTCCATATCTCAGAGTACTCTTTCGTGTACATATTTTTAATCATTTCGAAGCACTTTACTGCGACTTTATCAGTGTCGTTCTCGACTGTGCCGGATATGCTCATGTTGATTTCTCTGGATATAGAGGTGTGAAAACAGTCAATGACGAAAAGCAAAAACTCTGGCAAATCGTTTTGCGAATAACCTGTAAAGAGCTCCATTTTTTTAACAGACGCTACCTTCTGAACAGTTTTGATGAATTTACCGGGAGACACTATGCAATTTTCTCTCCACATGATTTTCCGTAATTCGTCCCACTCCAAGAGAAGTGCAGAATCCGGCTGTTTCTTTAGTTTTTTCTTGTATGTTTCCAAGTTAAGCAGGTTGTTGAGTTCGTATGTATGTGATAGGACTTGCATGCATGAGTTAATGAAACAAGTGTTTCCTAGGTTTGCAAGCCCGGACAACCCCTTGTTTTTATATTGAGTATGTGACATTTCTTCTTAGTATTACTAATAGAATATATTTAAACATATTTAATATTATAATTATAATATGGATTCAGAAGCAAACTTGGAAAATGTTCGGGCGATACAACTATTGAATACAATGTATCGTAACAATATTCGTCAGATTGACCAGTTGTTACAAAGTAACGACGATTTGCGGCGTTCCATTACTGAGTTGCTTCGCAGCAACAATAACCGGTATCGACAACAACGCAATCAGCAATACCACCAACAGCAACAGCAACAACGCAATCCGCAGCAACAGCATAATCTACAACACCATAGGTTAGATAATAATCAGAGGTTGAGGAGGCACTTTAACAGCAATACTATTGCAAGAGTTGTTGAAGCGGATGATTTTACAGTACCAGTACCATTACCAGTAGTAGTACCAACGATATCACAACCCGCTACTGCAACTGCTATATCCACCGGGGTTGATATTAATTCGCGTGTTCCCAGAACACCCAACAATACAGTTCGCAATAATCGAGTATACTTGAACAATGTTCCTTATACAATTAGTGACATTCAGCGATTCACTATTCCATCGCGCATTATAGATGCATCTGGGAATGATTCAGCGCGAGTATTGGATTCATTCTTCGACCCGGTGAACGTTTTTCCGTCATCACAACAAATTGACATCGCAACTCGAGTTGTTCGATACGGAGACATTGTACGACCGACAAACCAGAGCTGTCCGATTACTCTTGATGTGTTCGACGAAGAAGATATTGTTACTCTTATACGACACTGTTCTCATGTGTTTAATTCAGTCGGGATTAATCATTGGTTTCGGACAAATTGTAGGTGCCCTGTTTGCAGGTATGATATTCGTAATTACAATAATCCGCGTGTTCCTCCCCCTCCTACTCCTGTTTCTCAATCCACTCCCGACACGACCAATGCAACCAATTCCACTGCTTCGATAAGAAGTGTTGTGAATGACATAATAGCAGACGCATCTGGTAACAGTTTGGGTAACTGGTTCCACAATGTCCTTAATGCAGGATTGAACTCGAACTCTCAATCACAATCACCAAGTGTGTTTGATTATATTGTGGATATTTCGTACAATGTCATTGGTGATGAAAACCAAGACCCTTCATCCGTTTCCTTTTATTTTGGGACACACACCGGGTAATTATTGTCTACATCGCCAATAACGATATAAAGACGCAACACCTTATATTGTAAATGACAACGACTTCTCCGAAACGCGCAAATTTTAAATGGAACATTAATGAGGTGTTGGCACTGCAGAGAGAATATGAGTTGCTAGAGTGGTCGGTTGATGAAATCGCAAGTAAGCACGAAAGGAGTGTCGACGGAATTGCCTGCAAGTTGGTTGCTGAGGGATTTATCAAATGCAGGTTTGATGCGCGTGGTTACCTTCCAGCGCTTATTGATATAGTGAACCCTTTTGTTGAAAGTGAGGGTGAGAGTCAGAGTCAGAGTGGGAGCCAGGGTGACAGTGTGAATGATTCGCTGCACAGCCGCGTGGCTTTTCTTGAGCTTTCACTTATTCACTTGACTCGCAATGTTGAAACGCTACTGAAAAACTCATCTAATAAAAATACTTGTACGTATGCGTCAGTGTAAAAAAATTTATTAATAAATCATAATCATAAATCATAAATCATTTGAGTGGTTATCCCCACAAATGATTTTATTGTATTCATTTATTTCTTCCCAAAGAACCGTGTCAAGTCTTGCAGCCCCTGGTTTTCGTTACTGATGTCCCGCAGATATTCGTCAAACAACAGCGCCTTAACCTCCTTGTTTCGCAGTTGCTCCAGTTTGTCATCGAATTTCTCGTCGTCGGTATTCTTCCGCAATAGCTCAACATCTTTCTTGAACTTTGCCAACTTCGGCTTCTTGTTCTGCAATTCCCATATCTTCTCGAGAACCAATGCAAATACTTGCTGTACCGGTTTCATGATTTGATTCGTGATGTAAAACGAATAATCAATCTTCAACTTGTTTGCCAGTACAAATGTCGGCGTTTCAATCTTTTCTCCCTGGAGCGCCTTCTTGTTTGCCACAGTGATATACACAAATGGTATTCTGTCTCCTGAACTAGGTTTGTTCCCCGGGTCTCTTGCTGTGATTCGGTCAGCTAAGACCTTGTGTGCAATTGATTTTGGGTTTTTGTACCCAGAGCGCAGCGACTTTGTAATTATTAATTTGTCCATCGGATATTTCTCATTCACGATATTTTGCAAGCACGACTGCAGGAATTCGATTGCTTGTGCAATGTTCTGTTGCTTCATCAAGATGTCTATTATTCCGCCGTAAATGTCTTTCACGATTGGCGCATTGTCGCGGCGCTTCAGCACTATACCCATCTCCTTGCGCTTACACTTGTTGGGGTCTGTTTCGTACAACATCCCCACATATCGCTTCTTCGACAGCAAACAGAACGGCATGAATGTCTTCTCGTACTCCAAATCGTGCGGACCCTTCAGGAAACTAGACGCCAAATGGCCGGCTTCTTGTGCCAACTCGATTGTGATTTCTAGCGCTTCCTTGCCTCGAATGGGCTTGCCTTCCGGCGTCTGCAGGTTAAACGTGAAGAACACACTATCAGTGTTGTGTACAATCATATTACCGATACCAGCTGCAAAATGGTGATTATCGGTTGTCAAATCATATACAAATCCCTTGTAATCTTGTAGATGCATTATATTCAAGATTTCACACCCTTCCATCACTTCATTCTTCTGACAATTTATCACCAATTCGATGTATTCTTGAGACGAATATATAGTAACCTGATACTTAAACATCGATGTAGCACATAAATAAACCTCTGCTATATTTGCGTATTTATTTTTGTCCTTTCCGTCAAAAGATATACTAACACAATTCTTGTTTACTACTAATTTATATCCTACGATTTTTTCCAACCAATCTATAAAATTTGTAGATTCGACTGAATAATCAACGCACTGATTATGTAATAATTCGGTACCAATTGTTACGTCATTCGGTGATATCTCCTCGCCATTCAGGTTCAACAGCGAATGGTCGTCTGTAACATCGACCAATCCCGTGTGTGTTAGAATCCGGAGCATCTTTTTGTGTGACGCAAGCGTATGTCTTATGACTCTATACAAGTTTGTCCACCCGCTATCCGTCCAAGTTTCAATTCCTGTCAATTCACAAAACTCCTTGTCTTGTTTTCCTTCCTCTTTGCACAAGACCCAATTATTATTTCCATGTTTTTCTGCAAGATGTTCGACTGTTAGAATCTCGAGTTGTCCATTTACTCTTATGTAAACCGGAGTGTAGTTTGCAACACTATCTCCATAAATATATTCTGCCTTTGTCAACACTGGGCCGTGTGTAGAGGTATTGCAAATATTATCCCCGTAACATTCTTCAATGATTTTTTTCGCGTAAATCAGCAACATCCGCCCAGTCGCCGTGGTGCATGCTGCAATGTCCTTTTCGTAAAACGTGCTTGTCTTGGCGCCGCACTGACCATACAGTGAATTGGCTGTCACCTTGTATCCTAACTGGCGCTTGTCCAGCACATTCTTCATGAACTCGTCGGTCTGTTGCGGTATCAACTTTCGAGTGGTTTTTCTTGCCATCAATAGTTCTTCGAGAATCGAAGGCATGATTGCCTTTTTTCCGTCAGGGAATTGAGCGAACCTGCATATCTTGCTACCAGACCGTACCTTGACTGCAGCCGCCGACGGAGTTTTGCGAACATATCGATACGTGTCATATGTGATGTTGACATACTCATATCCAGGCAAGTTGTCGTATTTGAAATCACCATTGTCGTCTTGTTCTCCTGTCTCCTCTATCAGATTGCCCGCCAAGTCGAATTCTTTAGTCCAGACCTTGCTGTCATGTGACAGATTCTCACTTATCATCGAGGAAGGATACAGTGAAGCGTAATCCACACAAGCTACTGGGTTGTCCAAATACAATCCGGACTTTGGGTCAAGTACAATTGCGCCTTCGTACCCATCGTCCATCTCGCCCTTTTCAATTACCGGCATCAATGTTCCCTTCTCGCGGCATTTCTTCGCGATGAAACTTGTCAATTTGATACCCTGCCCTCTCATCACCAGGAAATTTATTGGAACGCTGCAAATCTTTGCCATCTCAATGAAGCCAGTCAATACGTCTGCCTTGTTGAATAGATAATGAACTAGGTTGCAATCCTGAATACAATATTTCGCAATCACAGCCCTGTCGTCCGCAGTTCCATTCGACATTTCGAATATATCCTTTGGCGTTACATCATCCTTAGCCAAACACCATCTCACCTTTTTCGTCATGTCGGGCTTCACAATCGCATCTACAACAAACTTGCCTTCTGCCTTGTTCACGCGACTAACCTTGTATTTGGCACCACTTTCGTAGTAATCAATCGAGTGCCCAATCTCTTCAAAATGCACGAAACTGCCGTCTAGCAATCCAGTCATGTTCGATGTCTTGATTTCTGTAGTGGTTGTCGCACCCGTTTCATCAGGAACAAGCGACTTCACATAGTCTCCAATGAAATGACCCGCCACATAATCCAGCTTGTACGAGGTCAAATTTTCTTCGCGCCGAAAGAAGTTGTATAAATCTACTTGCAGACGCCCGTTCATCTTGATGAATTTCAAATCATGCTGACCACTTGCAATCTGAATCGTTGTTTCTTCTAGCTTGTATTTCCCTGTCTCCCTATCAAAGTTCGCACATATCTCGTCGCGGTTTCTCGACAACTTGAGAAACTCCTTTTCACAATTATTTTCTTGTGCTCGCTGGAACATGAAGTTGTAGTCAAAACCAAATATATTATACCCGATGATAATGTCCGGGTTCTCCCGCTGAATCAATCGTTGCCACGCGAGCAACACATCCTTCTCCTTGTCGTACGTCTCCAACACACTGTTTTCCCCCGGCAATTTAGTGCAAGTGTTCAAGACAATACAGTGATTCATGTAGGGTTCTTGGTCGCCGTAGTTCATGAACGTAGAGCCAATGAACGTGACCTTGTCGCCCTCTAATTTGTATTCCTTGAAGATGGCGTCCAACGAATCGTTGATTTCGTCGACCTTTAAAGTCCTGTCGAATGTCTTGTCGCAGATGATATCGATTATCGTTGCCTTTTTATCAATCGTTGTTTTTGAGTGACTCTGATAGACTTCCTCCTCGTCGTCTGCGCCACCTAACTGTTCAAAATACCTTTCCAATGTGGTTGCTTCAATATCCTCTTGGGTCTTGCAAATGCTCTTCAAGTGTGTTGCAAACAATTTGTCGCACAGTTTTTCGACAATTTCTTTCGACTTCGGTTGGACTTTTGGATAAACCAAATCAATCTCGGGCATTTGCTGCTCATGTCCGAAAGCGGCGAGTATGATGCGTTTCAGCAAGCACCTGCACTCTTCGTGCGTTACATCGTTTGCCAAATTTTCAAAATATTCAATTATATTGGTTGCAAGCTTCTTGTACGATTTTATCGGAACTGGAAAATCCCCGTGACTACTGCTCGCCTCTATGTCAAAACTAACAATCTTGTACGGGACTCGCGTTTCCTTGTCGTTCAGTGCCTTTACGTGAGTGTGAGACGTGACAAGCTCGAAGTCGCATGTAGTTTTTTTAAACTCTTTATTTATTTCAACTGTCTTCTGCTTGTTTTTCGACAAGGAAATCCAGCCAGAAGGGCTTACATCTTTGATGTGGAAGAAGCGCAACAACGGTGGGATGTTTGCCTCGTACAATTTAGTGCTGTTGCTCTCGAAGTAATATCCCTGTTTCAGCAACGAATGCCCTTTTTTATAATCAGAATACCATAAATTTTTAGTCTTGTTGAATGCATCCAAATTTGCAAACTCGAATTTAAGAAATTTGTACTCTTTGCCAGAATCGAACCCGTACAACTTCTTGCGGTTCACCATGATGCAATTGGTGATTGCCTTTGCATGTGCTGGTCCAACTTTCGACTTTACATTTTCTAAAAACCGCGCCTTGGTTTGAAGATTCCAACTATCATCAACCAGAACATAGAAGAACGGTTTGAAATTTTCAACGAGAATTGAGCAGGTTTGTCCGAGTTCATTTACGCCGAACATTTGAATCATAAAATTACTTTGGTGTGCGCTATCTTCTTCTGACCCAGATGACGTCTCTTCTAACAAGGCATCTGTGTTTTTGTCATTGTAGACGTTGAAGTCCAGAATTCGGAATTGATACTCCTTGATGTCCATTTGTTTGGTTAATACTTGTGTCGTTTCTTTGTATTGATTTGATTTTTAATTTAAATCAAATCATTTTTTTGCGAATGAAATTTCACCCGCGTTTAGAGTACCGTTTGTTGTTGTTTGTTTTCCTTCTTTGCCTTCTTCGTCTGGTTGTTTTATTGTTCTTACTCTTATTCTTACTCTTATTCTTCTTGCTGCGTTTCATTGTCCTACTCCACCCACCACCTTTTTGTGCTTTCATTTTGGAATTTATCCAACTAGCAAATGCATCTAATTCCCTACCACCCGAATATTCTTCAGCTTTTTTATTTGATATGTAGTTGAATGACGGATATGTATTTAAATCTTTGAAATAATCGCCTATTTGCCCTTGTAAACTTGAATTCAATTTCACAATAATTAAATTATCATCGCTTTCTTTGAACTTTTCCTTCAGTTTATCCCACTCTGGAATTGTAGTTATACAGTGACCACACCCATCCATATGCACAAATATAAATATTTTCTTGCTTCTGTCATCAATGTAGTCGTTCAAATCCTTAATTTCAGGTTGGTTATCTGTTTCTATTTCTAAAAATTTCATTCTAAAATAGAAACAGAAAATAATAAACGCAATTTTTTATCCCCGTTAAATATATATGACATTGATGACATTTTTATTACTAGTAGTGTTTTTGATTGGGTTGTATTTTTACTCGAATCCAAAAACACACGAAGAAGGATTCAAGAATCAAACCAATCTCCGATGTCCCAATATTTTGATACAAAAAGGCTCGCGATTTTATTTGTATAATTCCAAGGTTGCAAAGGTGCCCGGTGTGAATCCAGTTGAATTTGAAAATTTAGAAGATTACACCGAGTTCTTGGATTGGCAGAGGAGCCAGGGAATCAGATGTCCTGTGATGTACTTGCAACAAACATATGATGCGCAAGGCAAGACAGTGTTTAAGATGAGGCCGAGTGTTTCTGAACTGCAGGGTGGACTGCCGCCAAGCAATCTTGGCATTCCGAACATGCCAGCTTATCCGAATCAACAATTGTTGGTGGATGCCACACGAAATGATGCGCCGTACAACAAGGGTTCTATGCCTTCTTATGACCAGTCGTCTTACTATGTCGGAACAACGACACCACTTGATAAAATGGACATTGAACAAGCAACCGCAGCAATCAGTCCAAATCCGATGGACCCAAACTGGGGAGGAGCAGATTACACACAGTCGTTGGTTGACCAAGGATATTATGCTGAAAATGAAGTGAGTATTCGGGTTTAGAATTAAATATTATATTGTGCATAATTCAATATAATGTCTAACAGTAATAGCAACAGTAATAGCAACAGTAATAGCAACAGCAATAACAAGAATGCAATTTGCATCATAACGGTTGAACCCCACTTGGATTTTATTGACTTCTATGTCAAATTTAAAAACTATGATATTTTTTTTGTTATAGATAACAACAATTACAATTGTGACCAACTTAGAATAAATTACCCGACCATTCATTTTATTCAGGTACCCAACGAAGAATGTGGTGCAAGTGGATTCAGGTGCTCGAGCCATATGCCATCGTCTTCTCTTACTTTCAATGAAATTATTTCTTGGGATAAGGCGATTTATTATTTTGCAACTGTAAATAAATGCTCCTATGAATTTGTTTGGTTTTTGGAAGACGACGTCTTTATTTACGGTGAAGAAACGATTCAATCTGTAGATGACAAATATTCAAATTCGGACATTCTTTGCCGGGACAAGACACCGGAATCTAAGCCAGATGAATGGCAGTGGTTTTGGCCGGCAATTCACATCAATTTTGAACGGCCGTATTTTCAGTCTACTATATGTGTAGTTCGAATGTCCAGTAAATTATTAGATTGCATTAACGATTATGTAGTTTCGAACAAGAGGATGTTTTTCATCGAAGCAATGTTTCCCACAATTGCACATAAACACAATCTTATTTACGATACGCCAGACGAGTTCACAAAAATTATTTGGCGCAATGACTGGAAACAAGAAGACCTTACTAAACACGACTTTGTACACCCAATGAAACGTTTTGACCTCCATAAAGAATTCAGAAAAAATATATAATATACCGTTTACGTTTACGCTTGCGATTACTTTACTTGCTCTTGTCGACAAACTTCATAGTTTCATTCAGTGATTGCTTTGAATTGTATAGAATGTTGAGCTTCTCAAGACCTTCATATGGGTTATTTGTGTCGATTGTCAATGTTTGTTCTAGCATCAAATTATCAACTAAATCGCTTACATTTATGATGGCGTTTTCATAATCGCGTCTGTATTTGCTTATCAACAAAACGTCCTGGTTCTTGGTAACAAGGTCTTTCATGTCTTGACCATATGCAGCGGCTCTTCCTGCAATGCCAATCGATGCCGATGAATAAGAGGGGGGGTCATTATTTTCCATGCCCTCTCTCGTATTCATGTTTCTAAATATGAAATACGATACTAAACAAATCGAGATAAATATTATACTGTTGACAATTGTGTTCATTATATATAATATGCGTAATAAAAATAAAATATATAACCTGCTGTAATAAAATTGTAACATTATTGAATGTCGAAATTTAAACCGATGAAATTGTAGTTCCTTCACCCATCAAATACTTTACAATATTTGCCGTGCTGTTTTTGTTGATTCTTCTGCACTGCTGCTTCGCGTTTGTGTAGGTTATATCTTTCAGGCAATCCGCATCTGCTTCAATGCTCGCCAACAGACGAGGAAGCGTTTTAAACTTTGACATAATAGCCAGTGCGGTTGTTGCGCTGATTCCCGGTATTTGACACAGCATAATCTCACCTATATTGTCGGGTGTTATATTGTCCTTCTTCACCATTTTAATCACGCTAACGTAATCCTTGTCTGATTGTTCGGGTTGTTGTTCGACCAAAGTGTTGTCGGGTTGTTGCTGTTGCTCTTGCTCAGCGTCATCGGTTGAACCAACAGCGCGCAATTCATCATTCTTGTAAAAGGGTGGCTCGTCGGTTTTGGATATCTTCTTCGCAGTATTGCAGATAAAAAAAGCTGTTTCATCCAAGGAAAATGTTCGCATGACTGAGAACCCCTTGTAGTAATTGAGAGAAACCATTGCAGAATACAACATTGCTCGGTTGTCCTTGTACTTTAGATTCGTCCTGCTAACATCGCCCTCTATCAAGTACATGATATTGTGATTGTGATGATTCAACCCGTTCAACCTGTACGATTGCTCCTTGTATCGCCCGTCTTTGATGCTCGCCAGGAGGTCAGCTACTGATTTTCTCTCTATAACAACAACATCGCGCGCCTCGTCGCTGGAAATAATAATATCGCCGATTGAGAGAGGCTCAACCGAAACCTTCAAGTCGGCAAACCCAGATGTTGTTGAAATAAGTTGATTTATGCACTTCAACAAGTCTTGCTCTCTTGTGTCTACTTTGATTAGCATTTGTAGTTTAAATAATCTAATAAGTTGTTATTAAATTATTTTACGCGTAACATAATAAATTAATGAACTGCGTGGTATCCATACTTCTGAGTCTGGATGATATGATTAACCACACAGACCTTAGGGAGGCACTGAGGCGCCCTGCGAAGAGTGGGGTTAGACTGCATGAAAAACCCAAGACGAGGAGGAAGACCCGCCTTCTTCATTCCACCGCACGTGTTTGTCCTGTTGCAAATAGATGCCGCATTGCGCGCGGACTTCGATGAGTTCATTAAAACCATTTTATATAATACAAAAAGATTTTATTTTTACCAATATCAAGTACTAATTAAGAATATATCTAAACAACATAAAGTTATCGGTTGTTTACTATATATATACCTATAATACAATACAAACACATGGCGGAATTCACTCAACGAGACATTAATCACGACGATGACATTATCAAAAGCGACGAGGGACTGATATTCAATCCTTACAATCCTCTAAATAAAGAGATTACATTGAATGAAGTTCAATCTATTCTTTCTAAATATGGAATCCCGACTAGTATTGATAATATTGCACTTTACAAGCGAGCGTTTGTTCACAGGTCTTACACAAAGAGGCCGGGTTTCGAGAACATCCAGCAGAAAATAACAATAGTCGAACGACCATCTGATTGCATGCCACTCAGCAGCAAGTCAAATGAGCGCCTTGAGTTTTTGGGTGACGGTGTACTAGAGTTGGTGACAAAGTACTATTTGTACAGGCGATTTCCTAAAGAGAACGAGGGTTTCATGACCGAGAAGAAGATTGCTATTGTAAAAAATGAGGCGATAGGTAAAGTAGCGCTTGAAATGGGGTTGAACAAATGGTATATTTTATCTAAACACGCAGAAGAGAAAAAGATACGCGGTAATCTCAAGAAACTTGGTTGTCTATTTGAGTCTTTTATAGGTGCTCTTTTTTTGGATTTCAATAAGATTCGTGTCACGGACGAGGATGGTTGGTTTTCGAGCATGTTTGTGACTGGACCTGGATTTCAAATGGCTCAGAAATTCATTGAAAATATTTTTGAGAAACACATTGATTGGGTTGCTTTGATTCAGAACGACGATAATTACAAAAACATTTTGCAGGTGAAGATACAAAAAGAGTTCAAGGTGACACCTCATTATTTAGAGATTGAACACAATGACGAATTGGGATATAAGATGGGTGTTTATTTGTGTCTCGGGCAGCACATTTACAATATGAAGCCGTCTGATTCGCTTAGTCTCAAGGATTTCAAATCGTTCAATGAGATTCACGAACACGTTAACAAAACAGGTAAGATATTTTTGTTCATGGGAGAGGGACAGCATAAAATTAAGCGAAAGGCCGAGCAGATTGCTTGTAACGAAGCAATTACCGTCATAAATTTGAACAGTGCTGACGAGTAAATAAATCAGTTGGTATGTATTATTATAAAATTTTATATTGAAATTATATAATAGATGACTTCTTTAGAACCCAAAAAATCAATAGTAGAAATGTTGAAAGTTAAACCGGTTGCCCATTCGCAAAAAACTTTTGAAATTACGCTAAAACAACAACCAGGAGAAACAAAAAACATTATTGTCGATAAAACTAAAACCGAGGATGCTTATAACCCCAAAGATTTTTTCAAGAGATTGGCTGCGTCTGATTTGTCAAAGGTTAAACCGAAACCAGTTCCGGAGGCTGCTGCAAAGGAAAAAGAAGTGCAGCGCAAACCTCCAAAAAAGGTGAAGCAGGTAATTGCATTTGTGGAAGAAAAGGAGGGGGACGAAAAGGAGAGGGAAGAAGAAGAAGGAAAAGAAGAAGAAGAGAAAGATGAAAAGAAGGAGAAGGAGAAAGCGAAAGAGAAGGAGAAAGATGAAGAGAAAGAGGTTGTATTTGTAGAGCAAGAGGAAGAAGAAGGAGAAAGAGAAAGACAACAAGAAGAAAAGGAGAAAGAGCCTGTGAAAAAGAAGCGTAAGCCAAAGGAAGTCGCTGCGGCTGCTGCAATAACTGACATCGAAACCCGTGTTCCTAGAAAACCGTTTCCTATCAATTTATTAGTTTCTAAATACTACATGAATAATCGAGAAAAATTTATAAATTTTATTAACTCCTTGTTCGAGCCGTACCGCAGAGAACTAGAAGAGAACAAGGAATCTATCTCATGTGACACCATTGGAAAGTCGAATTCTGATTTCTCGTTATTAACCCATCAAAAAATTGTCCGGGATTACATGAATTTGTACACGCCGTATCGCGGACTCCTCCTTTACCACGGTCTCGGTTCCGGAAAGACGTGCACGTCCATCGCGATTGCCGAAGGTATGAAAGATTCTAAGCGTGTCATTGTTATGACACCTGCTTCTCTGCGTACAAACTACATGGAAGAACTAAAAAAATGCGGCGACTATTTGTATAAAAAAAACCAATACTGGCAGTGGTTTCCGTCTCCTTCCAATTCGGAAGAGATTTCTCAAATACTTAATTTGCCTCTTGCGTATATTAAAAAGCACAAGGGTGCGTGGTTTGTCAACGTGAAGAACCCGTCGAACTATGATGAATTGACGTCTCTAGAAAAGGTGTCCCTTGATGAACAGCTTGACGAAATGATAAGAAACAAGTACACGTTTATCAACTATAACGGACTGCGCAACACTCGATTGAAAGAACTAACTTTTGGATTTACTCGGAATTTATTTGACGATGCTGTAATTGTCGTCGATGAAGCACACAATTTAATAAGTCGCATCGTAAACAAAATCAAGAAGGAGAAAGATGTGCCTGAAAACGACAAGGGAGAGAAGGAGACAAGCCCCAAATTCCTATCAACCAAATTATACGATTACCTGCTAAGCGCTAACAATGCACGGATTATTTTGCTCACGGGTACTCCCGTCATCAATTACCCGAATGAGTTCGGCATTCTTTTCAATATTCTGAGAGGATACATCAAGACATGGAAATTTCAATTAGTCATCAACACCACCAGTAAAATTAATAACGAGTCGTTGAACAAGATGCTGCAGGGCGAGAAAACACTCGATTATTTGGATTATTCGCCGTCCAGTAAAATTCTCACCGTCACCCGAAATCCATTTGGGTTCAAAAGTAGCAATACGAATGCTGGTGTGTATAAGGGCGTATCAAACTACACAACTAACGAAGGCAAATACACGCTGAACACAAACGTAATTAGTGACGATGAATTCCAAAAGGTAATCACTCGAGTTTTGAAGAATAATGATATTGATGTACAAGGGATAAAGGTAAACAATAAGAAGGCACTTCCTGACAATTTAGATGAATTCAAAAACCGATTCATTAATGCCGACACAAACAAACTAATCAATGTCGATTCATTGAAACGCCGGATTGTCGGGTTGTCGTCTTACTTCAAAAGTGCACAAGAAAGTCTCCTGCCTCGTTACGACAAGAACGACCCAAACTATTATCATGTAATCAAGTTACAGATGAGCAATTTCCAATTCAAAATTTACGAGTTGGCGAGAAAGGAGGAGAGAAAGACTGAAAAAAAGAGCAAGAAAGGCGGCGACGACGCGCTAGAAGAGAAATCCTCTACCTATCGAATTTTTTCGCGATTATTCTGTAATTTTGTAATGCCCGATAGACCAAAACCAATCAAGCTTAAAAAAAAGAAGGGTGAAGAAGATGAAGCGGCGGAGGATATTGCAAAAGAGGCGAACAAGCTTGAACTCGCAAAGGACTTGGGAGATGAACGCGAAGGTGAGGTCGAAGGTGACGAAATTCTTGATGAACTAGGAGGCGTTACATACAAGGAGGAACTTGACCGCGCGATTGCTAATATTCGGGAGAACCCATCCGAGTATTTGTCGCGGGAAGCTCTTACAACGTACAGTCCAAAATTTCTTGCAATGTTAGAGAGTATAACAGATGAAACGCACGTTGGATTGCACTTGATATATAGTCAATTTAGAACGCTTGAAGGGGTTGGTGTCTTCAGCATGGTATTAGAGAACAATGGATTCGCCAGGTTCAAACTCAAACACAGTCAGTCAGGTGTGTGGGAACTGGATATCAGCGATGAAGACAAGGGGAAACCAATGTATGCACTCTACACCGGCACAGAGACATCTGAGCAAAAAGAGATTATACGCAACATTTACAACGGCGACTGGGAATACATACCCACCAACATAAAGAACCAACTGCTCACAATGTCACTCAACAACAATTTGGGGGAGATTATAAAGGTCCTCATGATAACATCGTCTGGTTCAGAAGGTATAAATTTGAGGAATACTCGATATGTCCACATCATGGAGCCCTACTGGCATCCTGTTAGGTTGGAGCAGGTTATTGGAAGAGCGCGCCGCATTTGCAGTCACAAGAATTTACCAGATGAATTGCAAACAGTCGAGGTTTTTGTTTATTTGATGACCTTCTCACCCGAACAACTTAAATCGGACGAGTCTGCAGAGCTGCGCGTATCGGCAGGAGACAGGAGCAAGAGGCCTCCATTTGTTCCTGTTACGAGTGACCAATTATTATATGAAATTTCAGAAATAAAGAGCGAGTTGACTAATCAGCTTACTGACGTGATAAAAGAATCATCGTTCGATTGTTATTTGCATTCTGGTACCAAGTGTGTCAATTTTGGAAACCCGTCGGATGATAAATTTGCATATGTACCAGACTATACAGAACAACCGGCTGACGATACTGCTCGATTGAATATACAAGAAGTCAAGACAACAACGGCAAGAGAGATAGAAATCAATAAGGTCAAGTACATTTCAGTCGAAGACCCGACAAATAAACGGTTGCTGAACATTTACGATAAAGCCAGCTTTTCAAGTAAAAACCCTGTACTTGTAGGAGTAGTAGAAATTGACATGAATGGGAAGAAAAAATTCAAACCTATAACGTAAATTTCCACCCTTTTGAAAGGTTGAGTTTGATATATATTTTATTATTATATTATATATATCACAAATGTATTATGATGTTATTATTATTGGAAGTGGTATTTCAGGGTTGTATGCTGCGTACAACATAAAAAAAATGTCACCATCCACATCGTTCATTATTTTAGAAAAATACAAAAAAAACTGGATTGGTGGGCGAACAAGCAATGATACATTTTATGGAACAGAGATAGTAACTGGTGCAGGTGTGGGGAGAAAAAAAAAAGATAAACTATTAATGAATCTACTAGATGAACTCAAGCTTCCATACGAAGAATTTCATTTTAAACCATATTATTCTAATTTAATTGATAACATAGTAGACGTCAAAAAAGTAATCGAATATTTGAAAACTGAATACAACAAAACTACAGACCCTCCACGAGTTACATTCAAAGAGTTCGCCAAACCAATATTAGGAGCTAATTTATATAATGATTTTTTAGTGTCAGTTGGATACACTGATTACGAAAATGAAGATGCATTTGATGTTATACACAATTATGGAATGGAAGACAATGCATGTTGTTGGGAAGGATTGTACGTACATTGGAAACAATTGGTTACAACACTTTACGATAAAATTGGACATGATAAAATAAAAACGTCAATGCATGTAGTTAGTATTACAAAGGAAAAAACAAAAGAAAATAACTCTCGCTTTGTAGTAGAAACTGATAAAGAAATAACATTTGAATCTAACAAAGTCATAGTTGCTACAACGATTGATAGCATAAAACAGATTCTTCCAGGTGCTTCCAATAAAAATAGTCTTTATAATCACATCAAAGGTCAAACTTTTCTTAGACTATATGGTAAGTTTTCAAAGGAATCATCTGAAATAATGAAAACATACACAAAAGGATATACAATTGTTCCTGGTCCTTTACAAAAAATTACACCAATGGATGCAAACAATGGAGTATATATGATTGCATATTCTGACAATGCAAATGCTGTTTTTTTAAAAAAATATTTAGAAAATACGCCAGAAAATAAAGAACAATTGTGTCGTTTAATAGAAGAGGCTTTAGGAATTCAAAATAATAGTTTACACTTGATAGCAATCAAAAATTATTATTGGCCCATAGGAACGCATTACTACACTCCTTTGCCAAATAAATTTAAAAGTAGAGAAGAATTTATAGATAGTGCTCAACATCCTCAAGATGGTATTTTAGTCGTAGGAGAAGTTGTAGCTAAAAATCAAGGATGGACGCATGGTGCGTTTTCTAGCATAAAAGCAGTTTTAAATAAGAAATGGATAAACACAATATATTGAGCTAGTGATTGAATAAGTAATAACCATGATATCCAATGGAAGCAAACCCTAACATAAGTAATAGTTCAAAGTAAAATCTCTCGGTTTTTTCTCTCTTTAGTCCAATACAAAGTAATAGTGGCCCAATGATAAAAATGTGAATATAGTTTACCCACGGATTAATTCCTGCATTTAGTTTTTTGTAAACCTTAAAGCTGTGATATAAAATGATTACTACTCCTAATGTTATCAAACCAGTATACATAGACGAGGGTATTGTTGTTCTTTTAATTCCTACATATAAAAACAAACTGCCAACAATAAGTATGTGAAACAAATGAACCAAAAATGCTTTCATATATAAATAATTATATATTATTATGATAATATATTTTATCATAATAATATACAGATGTCTCTACCCCAATTTGAATACAACAATACTGAAGTTATAAAAAATCAATCCGGTGGGAAAATAGTACGTAAGGTTTTTATCAAACAAGGAAATGGTTATAAAAGTGTTGGTAGGTATCATAAAAGAAAACATACTGGAACGATTCGTAAAAAACTTAAACCCGCTGAAATACAAATGATAAAAGTAGGCAAATTTATACCTGGCTTATTTAATGATTGCAAAACCTGCTCTAACAAAAAAACAAAACCTAACCAAAACACATCAACTCGTCGCCAAAAATAAACCTTTCAATGTTGTAATTGCGTTTGGTAATGTTTTTTAAAGCCGCATCTGTTATGTATAAAATAAATGCACGATACAGCATCAATGTGTGGTAAATTGTTCGGAGAAGTGTATGGCGGAGAAAACAAGGTTGTTCTTGACATAGGAGGCAAAGACGTAAACGGTTCATTAAGAGGCGCTTTTGAGAGTTTAGGCATGAAATACATTTGTCTTGATATTGAAGAACATAGTTCTGTAGATATTGTAGTCAAGCCAGGTGCTAAATTGCCGTTCGATAATGGTTCTGTCGATTTAATCGTATCAACCTCTTGCTTTGAACACGACCCGTGTTTTTGGATAACATTCAAAGAGATGACAAGAATAATTAAATTCGATGGATATATCTACGTGAATGCGCCTACAGACGGCCCGTATCACTGCCATCCGGGGGATAACTGGCGTTTCTATTCTGACGCAGGACAGGCGCTATCTTACTGGAGTAGTTATCAATTCTCGAATGAACCTATATATCCCGTAAAAGTTGTTGAGACATTTCATATATCGCCTAAACGTGACATATGGCAGGATTTTGTTTGTGTATGGAAAAGAACAGACGAAGTACAGACGGATATTCTTGTTCCGGCAAGTCTTTCGCAAACCGTTGGAGTTTTACAGAAAGCATTAAATGACAATGAATATATTACAAAAGAAAAAAGGTATTTAAACCCGTCGGGACATTAATTTTTTGTAGTTTTTTAGTTTTGTATTTTTGTAGTTTTTTAGTTTTGTATTTTTATAGTTTTTCGCACATATTGAAACAATTCAATATGTATGTTTGTGTTGTTTGTGTTGTTTATTATTTATGTTTGTGTTATTTATGTTTGTGTTATTTATGTTTGTGTTGTTTATGTTTGTGTTATGTATGTTTGTTTTGTGTTTTAATCTTGATTTTTAACAGTCTGTTCGAAACGCTTGAACCAAGGATAGAATACCATGCTGTCTCCACACATCCTAGCAACGTTAATCGTAAGCATGTCAGGGGAGTCATCAATAGGAGTTCTGTAAAGAGATATACAGTAGTACGTTTGAATTACACCGTTGCTGTCATATGACTTTGCCTTCACCTTGGTATTGTCCTTTGAAACTGTGACCTCTGTGAATACACCAGCCTCCTGCAACAACAATGTTGTCAACCCAGAAATCACATGCTCTGGCTTCCAAATCATAATGTTGTTGTCGTTCAGTCCTAATCTATACGGCACCAGAATATTCGTGAACGGTTGCAAATTCTCTTCGTTCTTCTCGAAGATAGGTAAGTATTCCGTGTGCTCCCTCATCGTCGAAAAGAGCTCGCTCAGATAAGCATCTCCCTTTCTGATTCTCTTAGGAAAGCAAGGCGGAGGAAGCTCGGGGAGCTCGGTCTCAACCTTTGTCTCCGCATTAGATGTGTATTTTTCTGTTATGTATGTCTGGAAAAGTACCAGGGTTCCGGCTTCGTTTTTGAAACACAAGTGGTCAATCCACTTTGCATCATAATTAGGTATGGTCGTCATCTCATTTGAAACATAATAATACTCGTCTTCGCTTGCGACGTAACACGTCATTAGACCATTATCTTCGATTTTAGGGTCATCCAACTCTATGATATTACCTGTTTCTTCGTCTACAATCCCAACGGGATAACGTTTCTCCAAGTAGGCGAGCTCATCACGGAGTACACGTACATCAATAGTATCAATAGTAGTCGTCATTGTTCTGGTCGAGGTTTGTTGGTTTTCCAAAGTTTATTAGGTCGGTTAGTGCCTTATCTATCTTCTAACAAAAACAAATCATTTTTTTTATTGGAAAACTTATCCAAGATACTCTTTATATTGTTATTCAACATTTCTACCTTTTCATTCAACATTTCAATTTTGTATTCAAGTGCCTTGATGATGGAATCATCTTGACTTGCAATAGTAGTGGCTGGTGGGTCAATTTTTTTTAATTTGTTGAATAATGCGCCAACACCTTCAAATGGTTGCGGTTGTTCGTCGGACCACGTAATGTGTTTCTGCGGAGGGGGTAGCAAGTCAATTATATAATTTCTGTTATCATCGACATCTACATTATCTATCTTGATGTACTTTATAGAAGGTTGTTGTGGTGGCGACCGATACGGTTGAGGTTGTTGCTCTTGCCGTTGAGGTGGCAATTGCTGTTGAGGTGGCAATTGAAACTTTTCGTTTTTTATAGATGTTTCCCTCGGCTTTAACCAGTCGCCATTCGAGTCAGTGTACCCCTTGTTGATTTGGTCGGTATCATATTTTCGCTGTTCAGTCATAATTTTGATAGCTTGCTCCATTTCACCAAGAGGTTCGTCAATCTCATCATTGAACTTAGGAACCGGAGGCACAGGTTTGGTCATTGCATTTGCAAAGTCTCGCTGGCGCAAATCAAAATCCTTCTCGATTTGACTTTTCTTATCTTTCTGAATGTCATCCCTGGTTATTGGTTCTTTCGTTCGCGCAACATTTCCGGTTGGTTGTAGTTGTGTATGTGTTTGTGTTTGTTGCACAACAGTTGTCCGAATGAAATTCAGCATTAACATGATATATTTTTTGTTCATATCCACCAAACTAGTTGCGTTCTTCTTTTCAACGTCAAAAAAGGAACCAATGTTGTTACAAAAAACTTCGTAGACAGAAACGACCGTCCCTTTTGGAGACCTCTGGAAAACATCCTCGTCGACTATTACATCCCATAACATATCGACATTCTCCTTTTGTAGAAATGTATGATTGTTCATATAAATCATATAAGTTTTATATTTAAATGATTTGCGAGTTAATCAACCTTTTCAACCTTTGGAAATCAACCTTTGGAAAAGGTTGAGCCAAACGTCGGTTGGCTTTTAGATTACATTTTCCAAACGAGTTGGCTCACCTTTTCCAATCGGTTTGGCTCAACCTTTTCCAAAGGTTGATTTCTAATGGTTGATTTGATTATAATGATTCGTTAAAATATATCTTTCTAAATTTTGTAATGTACTCGTCTTTTAATATGTGGTGCTTCAGATATTCTTCCGTAATCTTATCTTCAAGCATATGCACAATAAAAAATATCGAATAAATTCCACATTCAGTTGTGCCATATTGGTGCTCAACAGGGTGATTCTGGTCAAACTCGAATTTCATAGGAGGGTTCATTGACATACCCTGTTTCGTGATTCGTTCAACCAGTTTGAATATTTTGTCAGGTATCTTGTTTCCAACACTATCAAAGAATGAAATTGTCCGTTTTTCGATATTGATAAACATGCTCAACCAATGCTCTCCCGATTTATAGTGCGGGTCCGTGTTAAATATGATTCCAATCTTGGTTTTTCCTCTCTTGATTTGGTCTTCTATATTGAAATTACACAATTCGTCCCACACACACTCGCCGTACATCAACCGAGTATCAAAATCAATCGGGGATGGTCCTATGAAATCAAAACACTTGTATGCTTTCTCGTACTGTTTCATAACTTTGGTAATGTCGACACTAGTCAACCATTCCTTTGGATTTTTCTTCCAGTCAGACGGAGATTCGGGCGCAAATGAATCTGTCAAATCGCTGCTCGCTTTACCCAAGCCACTCGTCTGCTTTATCCAACAAGACTCCTTCTTGCACACATTACTCAAATACTTTGATAACAAGGTGTGGATTTCTCTCGTGTCATTGGTCTTAATCAAAACATCAGGGTGCCTAGCATTCCAAAGTGACTTGAGTTTATATAATGACTCGTCCATGTAACACGTAAAATCTTTAATATCTTTTTTATCTTTTGGGCTACAGTTTACCTTCTTTAAATGAGCGGTTGCGCCACTGCTACTTCTGCTGCCACCACCCACACGAACCCTCGTTGTTTTCCTAGTTCGTCTACTTTTGTTTCTCTTCTTCAATCTTCTCCTCACCCTCGTTCGACTTCTTGTTTTCGCCATATTTATTAGTGATATTTTTCTTTTTTGGAACACCCTTATTTCTCAAAATAGGGTCCTTCAAGTTGATTTCTTTCTGATGAGGCAAAACAACTGGTTTACGTTTTGTAACTGTTGTTTTTTTCACGAATGTATCTAAAGAATTTGTTACCTGAATGGAACGCATCATAAGCTTATCAGCTGCTGCCGCTTGAGATTGGTTGCTTTGTGTCGCAGCATCGCCACAAACAACATCACTTGTTAACGAATCATAATCCTTTTGAAGGATGTCATTGTTATCGAGGGTTTTGAAATACTGAATACTCTGCCGGATGTAATGTTCAAATGCATGCTTAACATCGGGAGAGAGCAGGGCTGGTTTGTCGCTAGTAGTCAACAATTCTTTTGTCAGGTTGAAAATCCTCTTTTTGTAAAACCGTACATCCTTCTTATTCACTTCTTTTACGGCCCGAGCATTCAAGAGGGTATTATACTGCTTGTTTAAAAGGCATTCCAGTGTAACCGTTGTAATATAATCATTGTTCATCGGTTTGACACCATCATCATTCAACATATATTATTTGAAACTATATTAAATAATATAAATACGCATAAATACGCAATTGTAAATCGTAATAAGCCCCTTCTTAGCATTGCGGCTTTGTATCTCCCAGCTCCTTAACTTGTGTCCTAGTCGAATTGTAAAATACTCCAGAACCGACTATTTTATTGTCAGGATTCGGGTTGAAATTATCAAAATGGTCCTCAGAAAATAATAGAGAATGCGGATTAGCAGTGGCCTGTGCGGGAATGAAACCGTACTGGTACAAGTCGCTCTGACTGCCAGGCACATACACAGATTGGCTGCATTTCTGAAGTGCATAAATCTGGTTCCTCAGGTCTGATTCGACATTCACACTTGATGCAAACCCTGACCAGGGTGACTTGGTATTACCAGGGTTGAATACATTTCGACTGTTGTAATCTGCTAACTGCATAAGCGGAATGGTCGGCTGTTTTCTGGGGTCAACAACAGGAAGTCGAGAATACTTTGTCATCACCGGTCGCGCACCTAAATAGGGTTGCAGAGGCTGCGACGGGATGTTTCTGTCGTACAATCGATTGTTTGTTTGTTCGTGTATTTTTGCAACACACTCTTGGGCAGAATCGTTTATCGGCATCGTTGATTGGTTCATTAGTATAAATGTATATTATTTATTTGAAACTTTTACCTTTTCTGAATATAAAGATTACTTGTGTTATACAAGATATAAGAAGATATACGAACAATGTGTGGAATTTTTGCACTTCTGAACAGCGATTATATTAATACAGACATTATCAGGAAAGAATTTTCAAAAGGAAAAAACAGGGGTCCTGAAAATTCCACTTTGGACACGTCTAATTATAAACTTGCTATCGGGTTTCATCGACTCGCCATCAATGGCCTAAATGCAGAATCCAATCAGCCGATTGAAAGGGACGGTATCATTTTAATCTGCAACGGAGAAATTTATAATTACAAGTCGCTTTACACGACCATGAAGGTTGTTCCGGCAACAGACTCTGATTGCGAGGTGATAATTCACTTGTACTTGAAATATGGAATTAAACAAACTCTCGAAATGCTAGACGGGGTGTTTGCATTTGTCTTGTACGATAAACGTGACCCAAAATCTCATGTAATTCATATTGCAAGGGATGCTATCGGAATTCGCCCACTCTACTACCTGAAAAACATGCATCTCGGGTACAAAAGCGAAACCCTCGTGGGGTTTGCATCCGAATTGAAGTGTCTTGACCGGTTTGTAGTTTACAACCGTTACCAGTACTCAATCGAACAATTCAAACCTGGAACTTACAGCACATTTGAAATATCGACCAACAACAGGTCCGAGTGGAAAATTAGTTTGGAAAATGCAGTGTTTTTCATACCGACATTTTCGTACGGGGTTTTAGAGCACCAACTGCAGAGTAAACCAACAGAAGACGTCATTAACAGTGTTTCGCAACAACTGAGCACCGCTGTTGCTAGACAATGCGGGGCAACTCAGCGTCCAATTGCGTGCTTGTTATCTGGTGGTCTTGACAGCAGTTTGATAGCGGCGCTCGTTAATGATTACTGCACCATGAATGATGTTGCATATCCCTTAGAAACGTATAGCATTGGGTTGGCAGGTTCGGAGGACCTGAAGTACGCACAAATAATGGCAGATTACATTGGCACAAAACACACAAATGTTATTGTAACTGAACAAGAAATGTTCGATGCTATCCCATCGGTAATCAATGCCATTGAGAGTTATGACACAACCACTGTGCGAGCAAGCATTGGGAATTATCTAGTAGGGCAATACATTTCACAGAACAGCGACGCTAAGGTAATATTCAACGGCGACGGGTCAGACGAATTATGCGGTGGTTATCTTTACATGAACAAATGCCCAGACGACATTGAATTCGATAAAGAAACGCGAAGATTGCTTCGAGATATGCACATGTTTGATGTGCTGCGTTCAGATAAGTGCATATCGTCGCACGGACTCGAGCCTCGTACGCCGTTTCTAGACAGGAGTTTTGTTAACCACTATCTTTCTATCGCACCACGCTACAGGAATCATACCAATACAAATCAATGTGAAAAATTCTTGTTGCGAAGCAGCTTTTCATTTGCCCACTATGAAAATTCAATGGGAAAACAATTGCTCCCGAATGAAATTTTGTGGAGGAGAAAGGAGGCATTCAGTGACGGAGTTAGTGGCAAAGGACGGTCGTTGTTCAACATTATACAAGAGAAAATCGCTGATAAGATTTTAAAGGAGACTGGTGCTATTTTTCCCGAAAACATTGATACTGAAAAAATATACTACAAGAAGATATTTGACGATTGTTTTCCAAACACTGGGAATATTCTTCCTTATTATTGGATGCCCAAATACACCAACGCGACCGACCCAAGTGCACGCACCCTAGAGTTGTACAATGATGAAAACAGTCATTCTAGTGGTCAATTTAAAAATGATTGTTGATTAGAATAAATGACTACTACAGTTACAATTACAACTACTTACAAATGAGTGCGAACATTGAGAACCACACAATCAATGAAGTGTATCGAACGTATGAACATGATGTCTGCGTTCCGTGTGAAAACTCGAAATTATGCGTTAAATGCGAAGAAATAACACAAACCATTTTCGAGATTAAACGTGACAGTAAAGATATATTGCTCAACATGGTGGATACAATGTCAGAAGACGGTACGCTGAATATAGAGGGTGTAATGCGAATAATAAAATATTCAAACGACATCAAGGTGTTAAATAATATGTTGTTGTTGAAGAGAACAACGACATACAAGAACGAAAAGTGAAGGAAAATAAAAATATACAACAACTATATAAATGCTCGATTTTTATACAATTCAACTCAATTTGTTCAAGCTTTTCATAGTGGTATCATACATCTTGATTATATTGATGGCCGTCGACACGCGCGTACCGCAAAAAATAGTTGATTATTACCACACAATCGATTATTACGTCAAGATATACATTTGCCTATTTTTATTGGTGAGATTCAACCCATTCCAAACTATAAAATTCAACGAACTTGACCGTCAAATAGCATTTAGCGCAGGCCTTGTTATTTTGACCACAACGTTGCTGAATACCTACCTGATGAAACTGAAAATTAAAATCCAAAATCAAATTACGAATAGAAGAATGGCGAAAGAATTCTCTAACTAGGTGCGACTTCTCTTAGATGTCTTGCTTCGCCTACTTGTAGTTTGTCTTCGCGTGTAGCTTGTCTTTTTGAAGAACATTTGCAAATGCATTAAAATTTGTTTTCCCAGAATTCCGTCAATTTCGTATTCACTCTCGTTTTTTTCATTCGTTGTAAAATTAAATTTTCGGAAATCACTCATCATATCCTTTTCGAACCTTGTCGTGTCATCAATTATATTAGATATTTCATTATTCATAAAACGCGACAGGAGTAGACTGAAATTCAAATCATGAACATACGGTTTCAAGTTAATGTAATATATATTCTTGTGGTTCATCCCTGGAAAATAATTGTCGTCCAAGAAGCATATCTCAGCATCATCGGGTATTTTCGTACATTTGATAAAGTCGTTGTATGACTTGTCGTGGCTTGTTCTGCACAATTCAATTTGTTTCCCATTGATTTTAAATGCCCCTACTATCTGGTCGAACAATTTATAGTTCAGCTTTGTTTCGAAGTACGATATGATTTTGTCAGCCCAACTTCGAGGGCCTTGGTTGTTGGTGTATATCATCATCTTGCTGCAACACTTCGATGTCTTTTTGCTCTTTAAGTAGGTTAGAATATTAACTATGTTGGGTCTCAAGAACTCGGGGTATAAGTCGAGTATTTGATTGAAGTCGGATTGAGTCAATTCGTAGTTGTTGGTATTTTTCAAATAATTTACCAAGCAATCCCAAAATATGCCAAACTCTACGAAATATCCCAATGTTTCATCTAAATCAAATACGACAATTTTCATTTTTACTTTACTATACATTGATAAAATAAGGCTTGCGATTAAATTAAATTATTTTTTTATTCACATACATAAAACGAACTATGCTGTCGAATGAGGATTATGTAAAAATACTCGATTTCTATAAAGTTGAAGTCCCCAAATCAAAAAAACAGCTGAAGGTTGATGCCGAAAAAATATTGGCCGAAAAATTGTGCAGGTGTATAAAGGCTGTTGATTCTGGTAATGAAGCGCGTTCAATTGGGATTTGTACGCGAAGCATTTTTACAAAGAAAGGACTCACACGAGGCCGGTTCAAGTGTAGGGGACGTCGAAGTGTAACATTTAGAAGAATGACCAGGAGAACAAACAAGATGTGAAACTTTTATTATTTTGTTACTATATAATGCAATATACAATAACAAAATACACGCGTCGACAGGCGCGGTTAATCGGGGTGACCGTTAAACCATCTACTAACAAGACAAAGAAAATTGATGTTTACAAGGACGGCAATAAAATTGCAGCGGTTGGTGCGAATGGAATGAATGATTACCCGACCTACATGAAGCTGCGCGGGAAAAAATACGCAAAGACAAGGCGGCGACTTTACAAGATTCGACACAATTCTGACCGAAAAGAGAAGTGGACGAACGGGTGGTTGGCGGATAAGTTGTTGTGGTGAAGATTATGTTTATTACAATAAATAAACATAATAATTAATTTACACCTATGTCGTTCAAATCTTCAATGGTCTAAGCACTTGCATCGTCGACAGGCGCGACAACAGGGTCAACGGGGACAACAGGGTCAACAGGGTCAACGGGGACAACAGGGTCAACGGGGACAACGGGGACAACAGGGTCGACAGGTGTCAATGTTACATTAGGCGCCAAGACAACACCCATTTGATTAGCAACCCACTCATAGATGTAAGTGTCGTCGTTTGACCAGCTCTTATAATCATCACCTGTAATCTCCAATATTCTAGAGTCTACACTTTCACCATTCGAACTCTGTAAAGCTGCATGTAATGTCGCACTGGTAAAGAGCTGAACTCTAATAACACGAACATTTAATTTACTAGCGGTCTTGGTTGTAATCTTGTCAACAGGCTGAATGTTAATCGTCGAATTATCCATTTATATTATGTACAAATATAATTTTCTCGTATTCTTACTACTTTACAAAAGATAAGTGGTCTAAAGCGGACAATAAAATCATTTCCTGGTCGGTCAATTTTCTAAAAATCAACGACTCCTCCATTTTAATTTGGAAGTGCTTGTTGAACATTCCAAAATTCTTGCATATTAGCATTACACCATCGTCAGATATTTGCGTGTCGCAGAAAATTGCACCCTTGGTGAGGTTTATATTTTCAGGGTCTATCAAGGGAATCCACCTTAGGTACGTGCCACATTTAAATTCGTTCATCTCATCAATATATTTGTACCCCTTCAGCTTACTCAGCAGTGCGCGAGTTTCTGCTTTTGTCAAATGAAGTTCGCTTAGAACCTTTAAATTCATTGCCTGTATTTTTTCACTTGTAAAATTGTACAAGTGTTCATTGGTTTCATCGTCAATCGCCTGCAATAGTTTTTTCACCTTGGGGTCATTCTGGTCAACGTAATTATCGCTATCGTCGCTATCATCGCTATCGTCCATCTAGAAAATGTCGTTATATATTATGTTGTTATATAACGACATTGATTTATTTAAATTGTTGTTTGTTGTTTGTTGTTTGTTATTTGCTATTTGCTATTTTTTATTTGCTATTTGTTGTTCGTTTTTGTGTTTTACCAACTGCTTCCAAATGCCCCACCCCCACCCGAATTTGCGGCAACGGGCTCAAAATTCGAGAATTGTTCAGGAGATGCAGCACCAACCATTGGCACGTGCTCCTTTTTGTGCATGCTGTCATAATCGGGAAGCTGTTGGGGTGCGTGTGTTGGCAGAGAACTTATCGACGTTCCGTCATTGTAAAGCGACTGAGTGATTGCAACCTGGTTCGGGTTTTGTAATTGCTGTTGTCCGGAAATAGGTTGTGATACTTTCACGCTGCCCTTTTTGGCGTTCTTAGCCTTGTCGCCACTCTTTCCATCCCACAATTCGACAATGCGCTCAAACAGAATGCCGACTTTCTCGCCCAGCTTCGTCTGCAAGCTCATTGTAATCATCAACACCGCCAATATAATGAATACTATGTTGAAGTCGGGATACTTAACCTCGCTGTACGTCGGGACATATGTAATCATTCGGTGAATGAGAAGCAACCCTAAAAACATTGTAATTACTTGAACAATTATTTCCGCTGAAATTTCTAAACTTCCCTTTTGCTCGTCTGCTTCGGGAACATATTTTGCCATTGACTTGTTTAATAGAATGACTGGAATCATTGCTATCAACGAGTACTGTACAATGTTCAACATATCTGATTTCGAATCATTGTCAAAGTTAAAAACATGTTTGAAAAAGTTTTTTTTTGAGTCGTCTGCTTCCATATGTTTTATAACAAGAAATAAATAATAAAAGTAATATAATACATAATACATATTCAATTACTTTTGCATTGTGTTAATTTATTGTCTGGTTTTCAATATAAAAACATTACTACAATTTAACTTATTGTAGTATGAAGGTCGCCTTAATTAGTTCCTCCAAGCCAGTTGATGATGCGTCAAACTTGCTAGATATGGTGTCGTACTGTGCCAGGGTATCCAATCCAGCAAACCAGAACAATACTGATACTAATGAAAAACTGGTTCGATACTTGATGAAAAACCACCACTGGTCTCCGTTCGAAATGGTGAGCATTTGTCTTGAAATCGAAACAACGAGAGACATTGCTCGTCAAATTTTGCGCCACAGGTCGTTTTCGTTCCAAGAATTCTCTCAGCGGTATGCGATTGCGGACTTGGGCTTTGTGTGCAAAGATGCGAGACTCCAAGATTCAAAGAATCGCCAGAACAGTATTGAAACCACCGACGATAAACTAAGCAGCGATTGGAACGTCAAGCAGCAACTGCTTGTCGAGGCATCAAAGGACGCATACGATTGGGCGATTAAGAATGGAATTGCTAAAGAACAAGCGAGGGCGGTTCTACCAGAGGGTATAACTGTTACGCGAATGTACATGAACGGAACCCTGCGCTCTTGGATTCACTACATTCAACTAAGAAGTGGAAACGGCACACAAAAAGAGCACCGGGATGTTGCGATTGCGTGTGCCGATGCGATTGAGCCTGTTTTCCCAATGATTCGCGAATTTGTAAACTAGTTAGTTATTGCGTTATTTATTTAGAAACAAATTGTGCATCTTTTGTATTATGAGTAGTTCTAGGTCAATCGCCGCTGCAAGAAATAGGAGAGCCGGTGATGGCGCTTCGTCGCAACCGCCTCAGGTTCGCCCCAATACGTCAATCGGTTCGAGTGCAGTGTTTTCTCAACAACAACAGCTACAATCGTCTAAGAATGTTCGACAATCTTCGCAACCGCCGTTACAACGGTCTCAAACGCAGAGTGGTGGAATTGGACAACGGACACAATCGCAACAACAACAACAGCAGCCTCTTCTTCCTGCTAGGCCAAAGATATCAGTTTCGGATGCAATCGGATTGACTACTTTGAGGCTCGGGAAAGTCGAGCAGTTCATCCTTGATTTTATGGAGAATGGTGGAATGGAGGCGATTGGTGCTGGTGTCGGTGGCATCCCCGATAACACAAAACTAATTGATTCGAGCGTGTTAACTAGCATAATAAACCGTCTGGACGCTCTTGAGAAAAAGGAGCTAGCAGCGAATGACACGATTGTCTTGCTCGAAAAGACGGTTGCCGAGTTGACTTCCAAGCTAGATGGTCACATTTCATGTACAAATGATAAAATATCAGACATTGATGCGGCATTTTCCTATTTGGAGGCAAAGATTCCGGTTGAGGGTGGTGATGATGGACAAGGACAAGAACAGCCGGCGGCAGTGGGAGTGGGGGTGGGAGTGGCAGATGTTGAAGGAGTAGAGGTGGATGTGGACGCTGCATCAGCAGAAGAAGCCGCGTAAAATCTTGTACGTACAAATCATATTAAATATAATGGCATTACCTTATTATATTTATACGCATGCAACTTGTTATCAAGGATAAAGCCAAAAAAGACCTGTTTCATGCGCTGTTTCAGACAATAAGGAGCTGTTCAAGTGTCGTTTGCATTGTATTCAAGCCAGATGCAATGAAAATCCAGGGGATGGACAAGTCACATGTTTGTTTGTTTGAAGTTACTCTTCTCTCGGATTGGTTCAGTTCGTATGAAATTCGCTTGGGTGCAGATGAAGAAACAATGTGCTTCGACACGAATATTTTTCATACAATTATCAGCACCAAAAACGATGGGCAGTCGATTACAATTTATTCGTCTGATGCCGATTACGTCAACATTGATTTTGTAAATTTAATGGATAACAATGGCGGGTACAATAAACGATTCAAGTTGCCACTGGTCGATTACGAGTATGAAAATATGAATGTTCCTTTGGTTGAATACGATGCCGAATTCACGATTAGCTCTAAAAAGATGTGCGAACTGGTGAATCAAATGGCCGTTTTCGGGGAGGACCTCAACATCAAATGTTCGGAAGAGAAAATAGACATGATTACGACGGGCGTCACAGGAGAGATGCTTGTTACTATTCCGATTGACGACTTGGATGAATACAGCATTATCGAGGGCGATGTATTAGACATCAAGTACAATCTTGTTTCAATCAACAGAATGTGTCTCACCAACAAACTGTCTCCTTACATTGGAATTTCAATGAGTCCTGGTTACCCCATGAGAATCAAATATGATTTAGGGACTTGTGATTTAGCCGACGAGAGCTCAATTGTCTTTTACATTGCGCCCAAAATTGAAGACGAGTGACGAATCCAAGATGATTCCATTCCCTCGTTCGAATTACTAAAAATTATTATTTATTTTTAGTAATATTACTATCATGCTTCAAATAATAATTGGGTTGTTTATATTCTGTTTGGTGTTGTTCATCTACCTGCACATACAATTCCATTTAAAAACTAGCAATGACCTGGAAATGTACGAAATCGACCAGGCGTCAAAGGACAAATTGGAAGAAGTGTGTGATATGCGGCAGCCAGTGTTGTTCGATTTCGACAACCAGAAAATTATCGACACTACCAACAAGACGTACATTGCAAATAACTATCACGCGTTTGAGGTGAAAATCAGAAATGTAAAGGAAAATGACGCGAACTCGGAGCTGTACATGCCTCTCCCCATGCACGCCGCAGTAAAACTGTTTGACGAGGACAAGCAGTCAATGTACATGTCCGAGAACAATCGTGATTTCTTGCAGGAAACCGGTGTTGTAAAGAATATGCAATATAATGATTCATTCTTGAGACCTTACATGGTTTCGAACTGCAATTACGATGTCTGGATGGCTAGTGAAGGGACTTGCACACCATTCCGGTACGAAATCAATTACAGAAATTTCCTTGTATTGGCCCAGGGTTCTGCTCAGATTAAAATGGCTCCCCCACAGAGCACAAAGTACTTGTACCCGAATTACGACTATGACAATTTTGAGTTCAAGTCGCCAATCAATCCCTGGAAGGTTCAACCGAATTATTCTGCAGATTTCGACAAGATTAAATGTCTTGAATTCACATTGACCCCGGGGAAGACATTGTTTGTTCCCGCGTACTGGTGGTATAGCATAAAGTTCGACAAGAACACGAGTATATCCTGCTTTTTCTATCGCACGTACATGAACAATATCGCCATCTCGCCGTACATTGGAATGCATGCACTCCAGATTCAAAATGTCAAGAGGGAGTCTGTCAAAAAAATCGACATCCAGGAGCTGAACAATGACGCCAAGAAACAAGTGCAAGATGAAAGCGAACATACTATAACGCAGTCACAACCACAGACACAACAGATACCACAACCACAACCACAGCCACAACTATTACCGCGTTTGAATGAGCCTGCGAATCAATCTCAGATACAAATTTCAACAACAGGTACGAGTTTAGCTGATTTGCCATTGCCTGGAGTTGCATCATTGAGTATAGGCGGTTCTGAGTTATAATTTCATATGGGGTAAATAAAATATTGCGTTATTCTAAATGATGTTTACTTTAAACAAGGTTATGCTCACTCTTTTTGGTAAGACCAAGGGTCGTCGTCGTGGTCACGGAGGCACAAGGCGAAACAAGAACAAGAAGAGGAATAAGAATAAGAGCAAGCGGTATGTTATGCGCGGAGGATGAGGCGAGGTTGTCTAACCAAATGAACGCAACAATGAATTTATTCTTGAATGACGCGTGTAATCAAATGCCGTGTGCTAAGCTTACAAGCTGATTAAGAATCGTGCCTACTTATTATACGTGAAACAGTTAAAGATTTATCACGTATAATACAAAACAAAGCAAAACAACGCAAATCATATGGCGTCATCATACATAATAACAATCAAAGACAGGGGATACGACGTGTTCGACATTTGTGAGCTAGATAAACCGAATCTAAAATCGCAAATTGAAATCAATCCATTCGATTCAAAATTGTTCTCAGGAGATGTTTTTTCAATAGTACATGACAGTGGCGGAATCAATGTTCGCATTGAAACCTCGAGAGTGCGTTCAAGTGACACGATTATTCCAGGCGTATTGATTCTTGCAGACAATAAAACATACGGAAGAAAAAACAAGAAGTTGCTATACAGGTGTGTGCCCGATGATGTTAGTTTGCCTGCATTCTTGGTGCCATATGAAATAAAGGTTGTTGGGTTCTCGAAAAAATTATTGAATATGTACGTGACCTTTTCGTATGTTGAATGGACTGACAAGCATCCTCATGGTATATTGAAACAGACTATTGGTACAGTCGACATTCTCGGCAATTTCTACGAATACCAATTATATTGCAAGCAGCTCAACATATCAATGCAACAATTCCAAAAGAGCACAGCCGACTCACTGAAAAACAAGGTGCCTGAGGATTTTATCCGAGCCGCATTTCCAGGCGTTGAAAATCGCGAGCTCACGCATCGAGTTTTCTCAATCGACCCGAACGGCAGTCTTGATTTCGACGATGCATTCAGCGTTGCATACGACGACGAGGACGAGGACAACTCTGTGTGTGTCATTAGCGTCTACATTGCCAATGTGTCAATGTGGTTGGACGCCCTCGGATTATGGGAATCGTTCACACGTCGCGTCTCGACAATCTATTTGCCGGACAAGAAGCGGACCATGCTTCCGAGCGTTTTATCGGACAACCTCTGCAGTCTGAAGGCATGTGTTTCGCGCCCCGCTGTGTTTATGGACGTGCGCTGCACTAAAGACGGCGACATTGTCTCTGTCACGTACGGCAACTGCTTTGTCAGATTGTACAAGAACTACTGCTATGAAGAGACTGCGCTATTGAACGACCCCGACTACATTAAGCTTTTACGCGCAACACTTCCTCTTTCCGAAAAGGCCAAGTACATGGCCCGTATCAACGACAGTCACGACGTTGTAGCGTATCTGATGATACTCATGAATTACCGGTGCGCTAAAACACTAATGCGACACAAAACCGGCATATTTCGAGCCCTCTCTATGAACGGTCGGCACTTGGTGCCGGAAACAGTGCCCGTGGAAATCGGAAGTTTTATTCAAGTTTTGCAGAGTGCGCGAGGGAAATACGTTGACATTTCAAGGGACGATTGTGTTCGCCACGAACTCCTCGATGTGGACGCATACATACACATCACAAGTCCGATTCGTAGATTGGTTGATTTGTTGAACATGGTTCGACTGCAGGAAATATGCGGATTCTCGTCATTATCCAAACATGCTATCGACTTTGTGAACCAGTGGACAAGAGAGGCAGATTTAGACATCATAAATCGTCAAATGAAATCGATTCGAAAGGTGCAGAATGAGTGCAACTTGCTGGAATTGTGCACACGCAATTCGCGCGTATTGGAGACTGTATACGATGGATACATTTACAATAAGACAATAGTAACAGACGACGATAACGATAACAATAACAATAACGATTGCGATGCTGACCTGTTCAAATATCAGGTTTATCTGCCAGAGATAAAAATGTCATCGCAAATTAAAACTACTAGTGACTTTGACGACTATGCATGCAAACAATTTAAACTGTTTGTTTTTCATGACGCAGAGAGATTCAAGCAAAAAATCCGACTTCAGTTGATTGACTAAGTGTTTGGTTTGGCTTGGCTTGGTTGATTGATGTTAAAAAAAATGAAAGAATTTATTCAATATACCTTTTTATCGCACCATATAATAATAAAGTAAAATGTCAGAAGACTCTTGTGTTGTATGCGCAGAAGCTTTCACTAAAACAAGAAGAACACCAGTATCGTGTTATCACTGCCTATTTACAGCATGCCGCGAGTGCTGCAAGACGTACGTGTTGGATGTTCCAACGCCCAAATGCATGAATAATGCGTGTCTTGGCGAGTGGTCTCGCAAATTCATGAATGATACTTTAACCAAGTCGTTTGTTAATTCAAGGTTAAAACTACACAAGGAAAACCAGTTGTTCGACGCAGAGAAACCGCTGCTGCCGGAGACACAGTTGTTAATCGAACGAGATGATAAAAGAACCAAAGTGCTAGAGGAACTATCCGCACTGAATGAACAACACGATGATTTGAAGTTTAGCGATTCGGAACAGACACCGTATGTCAACGGAATGCTAGAAGAATTGCGCGCCAAAATTAGTCAGAAACGAAATGAATTTCACGACCTTGATAAAAAACCAACCGCATCTAGTAACTACGTTAAACCGTGTGCTAATCCAGATTGTCGAGGATTCCTCAACGGGGAGTGGAAGTGTGGTTTGTGTGAATCTTGGACTTGTTCTGCTTGTCACGAGTTCAAAGGTGATTCGTCCGACTCCCCACACGTATGTGACCCTGATAATATCGAGACCGCCAAGCTTCTCGCAAAAGACACCAAGAATTGTCCAAAATGTCAATCAAATATTTCCAAAATTGATGGATGCGACCAGATGTGGTGTACTCAATGTCAAACGGCGTTTTCGTGGGAGACTGGCACAATTGAGAACAAAATTCACAATCCGCATTACTATGAATGGATGCGCAAGAACGGAGGTGTTCCGCGTGAGCCACATGACGTCGAATGTGGTCGTGAGTTGAACCATGTCGCAATAGCAACTGCTATGAATCATTTGAGAGTGCGCCATCCAATTGCTTATGCGAAAGGCAATGGACCTATAGGAAAACGGTATTGCAATATTATTAGGAACACTATTCACATTTCCATGGTCGAACGAACCAGATTTCTAGACATTAACGACGCAAGAGAGAGGGAATTCGCTCGTTATTTATATTTGAAGCAGGACATTACGACAGACTTGTTTAAACAACGTCTTCATCGCATTTTCAAGGCAAAATCCAAAAAATCAGATACTCGGGTAATAATTGATTTGGTAATTACAACCATAACTGACATTGTGTTTCGGTTTATCGAAGACATCCGAACAGCAGAGTCTGAAAAATTTAATGTTGGAATACTTGACGAAATCAATGAAATTGTCGATTATGCAAACACATGTTTTGTTGAAATTGGAACTACATATTCAAATGCACCAAATCGAATTGTGTGTGATGATTTTGGAAGGATAATCTTGTTTTGAATACAACAAAAAAATAAAATAAAAATGATATATATTTTTATTTTACGGGATTCACATAATACATTAACATGGTCATAGTCACTAGAAAACTAAAACGCAAAAATGACGTTCTTGAGATTGAAGAAAAAGAAAAAGAAAAAGAAAAAGAAAGCGAAGAAAAAGAAGATGACGACGAATGCAGTAATAAAAATGCAAGGGTCAAACCTTGTCGTGTTGTGCCTTCGACAAGCATATACAAAAACTTGTTACATGTACAGAACGTCGAATCGATGAGCGACAGAACCAAGGAGACGGTCGATACATCATTGTTTCAACTTACGTATGAAGAGTTTCTACTTTTGATGAATTTGAGACTTAAAAATTATATAGGCGACCATGCCGATAAATTCGAATGTTTGATAGACGTGGCGAGCATTGAATACAAGTTACGTTATCATTATTGTTAATAAAATCAGATAGTTTTGTTTAGTGTAGAAACACATATTCGGCATTTCCAGCATTTCCGGCATTTCCTTAATACAACATACTTAAAGAGACTTGTCAATATAAACCTCCTTGGCAATCATTCGGACAATCTTATTCTCTTTTTCCTCATCTGTGCTAGCACCTCTGCCTCCATATGACTCCATTACGATTTTATTGTACTGGTCGGAATACCTGGAAGCACTGGTGCCACAATCAGGATATTTCTCCTTGAACAGCACTGTATTACCAGTGTTTTTGAAGGCGACTTGTCGAATCAACTTCCTCACCTG